AGTCCCCAACGCTCCAACCAGTTGTAGCGGCATGTTTGTCACCGAGGAGCGTTTTGTCGTTTGTTTGGGCGCAGGCGGCATTGCCCGTAAGGTGCAGTGGTCCGATCAGGAAGACAACACAGAGTGGACGCCTGCCGCAACAAACCAAACTGGTGACATTGAGCTGCAAACCAGTGGGACGATCTTGCAGGGCGTCAGGACACGCGGGCAGTCTTTGATCTTGACGACTGAAGACGCCCACACAATGACGTATTCTGGCCCGCCATTTGTCTATGGCTTTGAGCGTGTTGGCACATCATGTGGCGTCATATCGGCAAACGCTGCGGCTTCTGTGGATAATGGAGTGTTTTGGATGGGGCCGAGAGGCTTCTTTACTTATCAGGGCGGCGCAGTCCAATCTTTGCCCTGCGAAGTCGGTGATTATGTTTTTAGCGACATGAACCCAGATCAGGTGACAAAAGTAAGTTGCACGATCAACGGGGCATGGAACGAAATCTGGTGGTTTTATCCAAGCGAAAATAGCACAGAGTGCGATAGATATGTTATTTACGATTATGCTGAAAACATTTGGTCCACAGGAAACATTGACCGCACAGCGGGCGTAGATGCTGGCGTATTCCGTCACCCAATGTTTATTGAGTCTGATGGCGTTTTATATGAACACGAAATTGGCAACATTTACGGCGCTGAAGTTCC